GCCTTACCGGCGGCATAAGCGGCGCTGGACGCCGCTTATGCCGCCGGTAAGGCTCAGGTGTGGGCCGACTTGGACGCGAAGTTCGAGGAAGTCCGGAAGCAGGTAGCGCCATGAGCACGGGCAGCCCGTTCGTGGCGTTCGACTGGGATGGGGTCCTGCACAAGTGCCGGTCCTACCACCCCGGCCCGTTCACCGACGTGGACCTGAGCCCGGTGAAGGAGGCCCTTGCCCGGGGCTGGCGGGTCCAGATCATGACCGCCAACGACGACTTGTACGGGATTTCCAGGACGCTCGGCAAGGCCGGGATCAGCACCTACACGGACTACCAGATGAAGTGGCGGGACTGGCCGAAGGAGCGCCAGAGCATCGTGATCGTGAGCCACCGGAAGATGTGGACTGACTTCCTGGTCGATGATCGGGCTCTCCAGTACCACTACGGGACCGGCCCGGAGCACCTGATCGCCGTGATGGAGGCGGAGAAGTGAGGCCGTCGTCCAATACCCGGAACTGGAAGAAGGGCACCCGCGCCCTGCGATGGCGCACCGCCCGCCTCCAGCCCGACCGGCCCATGGGCAGCTTTGATTCCGCCGCCCTGGGCCGGACGCCGGGACACAGCCCGCCATCACCCAGCAAGCCCGAGCACCACGTCTGCGCTGAGTGCTTCGGCCCGCGCAGCCGGTACGCCAGGGGCCAGTTCTGCAGTCGGTGTGAACGGAAGCTGTTCAGCCCGGATGCCTACACCAGCTTCATCCGTTCCGAGCGCCGCCTCACCGTGGAGTTCCGCAAGCGCCAGGCCGCTCGCGGGTACGTGATGCCGGACCACGGCAAGGAGCCTGCATAATCCTGCCCGATACCTTCTGCATGAACGACGTGCTGTTCGTCGTCCCCTGTCCCGCAGGAGATGACTACACCGAGCTGAGCAATGTGCCGGTGGAACTGGCCCGGTCCCGCAGGGTGATGGGCACCCTCTACCGCAAGCACATCCTCAACGAGGGCCCCCTGATCCACCCCAAGACCGGCGAGCGCATCAACATCGACGGCCGGTTCATGGACTCGCTCCAGCGCAACTTCACCGCCGGGATCGGGGATATCGTCCAGGTGCCGCTGGCGAACGAGAAGAACGAGCACGTTGAGACTCCCGCCGCCAACCTCGGTGAGGTGGTCGGCCTGGAGCGCAAGGGCGGGAAGATGTACGCCCTGATTGACGCCCGGCAGGACCCGGAGAAGTTCGGGAAGACCTACCTGGGTGCCAGCGCGTTCCTGTCCACCAACTACACCGACACCAGCACCGGTTCCAAGGCCGGTCCCACGCTGCTGCACGTCGCGGTGACCAACCGCCCGTACGTCACCAACCTTGAGGACTATGAGCCGGTAGCGGCTTCAGCAGCCGATTATGACGGCGAAGACCTTGTAGTGCTGACACCGGAGGAAACAATGCCTCGGACCCGTGAGGAAATCATCGCGGAGCTTCGCGCCCTGGACGGGACTGACGTGGATGCCCTGGAGGCTCAGGCGGGCCGCTCCGGTGACGTGAGCCAGCTCACCGCTGCGCTCACCCAGGCGCTTGGCGGAGACGGGAACGTGGCGCTCGCCAACGGGATCACCGGAGACGACCTGGTCGGCGCGGTGTCCGAGCTGGCGCAGCTCTCCAACGCCCAGGCCGAGCGGATCAACTCCCTGGAGCGCGACAAGGCCGCAGTCGAGGTGGACAAGCTCATCAGCGTCGGGCGGCTGCTGCCCAAGGCCCGGGAGCGCGCCATCGAGATGACGCTGAGCGGTGACACCGAGGGCCTGGCCGCGTTCACCGCCCCGGCCGACTCGCCCTACGTCAAGCTCGACAGCCCGGCAGGCCTGACTGGAGATACCGACGAAGGCCACGTCAAGGACGTGGACGCGGAGCTGGCCCGGCTGACCAGCTCGGACCACACCTCTCGCTTCTTCACGCAAAACGGCACGACGAAGCGCTGAGCACGAGATACCACAACAGGAACTGACAGGGAGCCTCAGGAGCCATGGCCACCGACTCGTTTGAGTTTGACTACGTCCCGGGCTACACCAAGCCGACTCACGAGTACGGCACGGCCTTCGGGGATGAGTTCCATGCCGAGAAGGTGCTGGAGCTTCTGCAGTCCATGCATGGCTACACCCAGTTCGGCGTCACGCTGGCCGGTGGCCAGGGCGTGGTCCCGACCGGCTGCGCCATCGCCCGGCGGACCAGCACCAAGAAGTACTACGTCTATTCAGCGACCGCTAGCGATGGAACCCAGAACTGCGCCGGGTTCCTCCGCGATGCGCGTGACACCGGGGGCAGTTCCAGCCCGGCAGGCAAGGTGGCCACCGATGCCCTGGGCAACCTGGTGGTCGCGGGCCTGCTGAACCTGAGCGTGATCTCCGGGACGGACACCACGAGCCTCATCGCGGGCACGGCAGGCGGTGTCGGCTCCAGCGCCGCAGGCGCCACCTCCGGCGGCGGGATCGTGACCCAGCTCAAGGCCCGGTTCGACGCGAACGTCGGCGGTGCGGGCGGCGAATCCGGCCAGGGCTACTTCCGGTTCTGACCTACAGGCCGTCCCAGGTGCGGGGGACGTAAAGCCACCGCACCTCACTGCGGGAACAGCGGGCCCCGGGCCTCTCCGGAGGAGGTACCGGGGCCTGTTGCCGTATAAGAGGATGTGCTCAGGCAGCTCTGGTTCTTACCACATGCCGGAGGCCTGAGCACCGGGGACGAAGCCCAGGCCGTGTGTCATGCGGGCCCGCCACAGGCGACGATGGCAGGAAGCGCCGCACAGGGGCCTGGGCTGACTCCCAGGAAAGGTATGTGCCACTGGCTCGTAATGCCGATTAGACGAGCAAGGCCAGTGATGGCCCAGGCCAGGGATGTGAGGCGCTAAGCCCCCGCAGGCCGGGTTCCCGCTCCGGGGATCGCTGCTACAGATAAGCAGACAACCGGAGGGATCGGGACCAATGCCCGATATCAGCTTGCTGGAGCCCATGGTCCTGCGCGGAGTGGTCGAGAAGTTCACGACCCCCGAATCGCTCCTGATGCTCAACCGCATGGACCAGACCCCGTGGCCGTTCCCGAGCGCCACCTGGGACGTGGTGAAGGGCTCGCGGCTGCTGGCCAAGCCGAACGTGCCCAACTCCGAAGCCCACATCGTGGCCCGCCTCGGCCGGTCGCAGGAATCGGCGGCCTTCATCTACCTCCGGGAGAAGAAGGTCTTCGAGCCGACCACGCTGCACTGGCTCCGGCTGCCCGGGGAGATTGCCACCGTCAACGCCGAGCAGGCCGTGCTCCGCGAGATCAACGACCTGAACTACCGGTTCGACAACTTCGCGGAGTGGTCGATCTGGCAGGCCCTCGGCGGCGGCATCATCTACAGCTACACCGACGTGCAGGCAACGGTGGACTACAAGTTCCCGTCCAGCCACTTCGTCACCCCGGCCACGGCCTGGGTGAACAACACCTCGCTGACCTACGCAACCGGCACCGGGGCCAACACCGACCTGAGCCAGGCGAACACCAACCTGTCCGCCGGGTCCGGCTCGGTGACCTACGCCACGCCGTTCCAGATCATCGAGGACGTGCGGAGCTGGAAGCGGATCGTCCAGATCCACGGCCGGGTGCCGTGCAAGGAGGTCTTCGCCACCTCGGTTACCATGGCCGCCCTGATGGAGGCCTGGGTCCACGCCGGGGCTGGCTCCACCGTCAACATCCCGGCCACGATGCTCTCCGACCGGATGAAGGACGAGTACTACTCCACCGGGATCATCTCCGGTTTCCTCGGCCTCACCTGGACCCAGGTGGAGCAGGTCTACGAGTCCGACGCTGGCAGCCTGACCTTCTTCGTCCCGGACGGCCAGGCCTACCTCGGCAACTACACCGACCAGCGGCCGGTGGAGCTGCTGATTGGCCCCACCGCTGATGACGAGGCCCCGTCCGGGTTCACCGGCAAGTTCACCAAGACCTGGAAGGAGAAGGACCCCTCCGCCCGGCAGTACCTCATGGAATGGAACCTTCTCCCGGTCATCACCAGGCCCGAGCAGATGGTCGTGGCCACCGCGCTGATCAGCAACGGCACCGCCGCTCCCACGAGCTACTGGAACGGCGGCGCGGGCACCATCGACTAGGCCAGCCGTGCCACCGGAACCCCCAGGGCGCTGCGTTCCCACGTGATCCCCTGGGGGTTCCGGCGTATCACCTGTATGGCTAAGAGAGAACCGGACCCCGAGCTGGAAGAACTGGCCGCTCAGATGGATGCTGCCGTGGCTGCGCTGCGCAAGTCCCTTCATCCGTCCCGAATGGGATATGTGCCCGAGCCAGGCCTGGTCCGGACGGTTGAGGATGCTGCAGTGACCCTCCAGCTTCAGGCGTACCGGATGCACAACCGCGCGGCAGGCAGGCCAGCCGGTGCCTGACGTGAGATCGCTGGAAGTTCACGCCGCTGTCGGTACCCTTGGC